GCAGATGAACAGCTTAGGCTTCTTACATCTTTTGTCATCAACAATAAGGTCAGGTACGTCAGCATCGAGAAAGCATCAGTGGGTTTTCATCTCATACAAGAGCTAAGCAAAAAAACTGGCGTCATTGTCTTAGAAATGAGTAGGCAAAAAGACAAATATCAACGAGCATATGACGTACAAGAATTTGTTGAAAGAGGTTATGTTCATATCGATTCAACATCAGATTATTACAGTGATTTCATATCCGAAGTTGTTGCTTTTGCTCCTGAGAACAAGACAAAGCAGAGAATTCATGATGATCAAGTGGATTGCTTGGTAGACGCTATTCATCATCTTTTAGTTGATCGAATTGGATATCATGAAATTGACGTGCAGCTTACACCGAGATACAAATTAGGAGCGAATTATGCAAGTCAAGTCTAAAAACAGTTCAAATGAAGAAAAGTCGAGTAAAGTTGAAAAATCAAATAGTTACGGAAGTGACCGTGGTATATTGGGGGAATATTCGGAGGATAGGCCAACCCAGTCACAACGAGATGCGCTGGAAAGGTATTTAAAATCTAAAATTTAGGAGTAAAGAAAATGGCACGAAAGAAAAAATCTGATGAGAATTTAGAAGCTGTTGAATCTAATGAACAGCCGAAAGAGGCACCAATAAAAGAAGAGTATAATCCAACGCCAGACGAAATAGCAAAAATGATATATGACGCTACTCAAAAAGCAGTAGCGGAAGACAGAAAATTACGCGCTTCAACTGATTCTGCTGACAAGAAGAAGTATAAAGATAAATTCATAAAAGAGTATGCAGAGATAAGTACTTTGACCGACAAAGACTTTATAAGAAAACTAATTTCATGGCACGTTCCGGCAAAATTAGCATCTCATCTTCGCGATTCACATGCGATTTTATCTCGACAACGACTATGGGAATATCTCAGAGAGAATTATAGAGAGCCAAAAATAAAATGAAAATATCATCGAAGAAGATTTTTCAATTAAAATCTGATTGGGAAAACTACATGCAGGAGTCGTGGGATCGAGGCATGGACAATGTTGATTTTGTTGAAAAGTCACAGCAAATTGTTGGCGATTCCTCAAACCCAGATTTCGAGATGTTGACGTTCAACTGGTGCGTTAAATTCTTAAAAACTGCTCAATCTCGCGCTCAAGATATAGACTTAACTTTATCTTTGAAAAGTCATTGTGATGTTTCGCAAGAAACCGAAAAAACTTACAAGAGACTTTTGAGTCATATTATGTTGAATGAGCAGAACAAGAGAGCATTTACAGAGTCTTTAAAGAAGGTTTATGCTTTTGGCCAGTCTGTCTTGCATGTAAAGCCCGTGCGAGAGAGTGAGGCCACATTAAATGAAGGTCTTACAGTTGAGAATGTGCAGGATGTTAAAAGTGTATTTTTTGATAGATACTCTAGCATGCCTGATTTTTCAGATGGATCTTTTTGCGGGCGAACATTTAAAATGTCGGCTAAGAAAGTACGCAAGTACTATAAAAATATTCGGCAGGACATGACATTGCCTACTGTTTGCACGATTGCGGATTTTTGGCATAAAGAAAAAAAGACAACATCTTATGTTAAATTGTCAACTGGCGAATATAAGCAAGAAGATTTAATTACAGATTCCGACAATGTTGTAATTGGTGCGCCGGTTAAAAAAGGGATGAAAACCATCCTTAGTTATTATCGAGTAATTGACGGATGGGACGGGTTTTTAGAGAAAGAAAAGAATTTAAATTTTCCTGTTTTGCCATTGATTTTCAACTCGGGCGGTGTTATTTGGGATAGTCGATTAGGAAAATATGAAACTTACCCCTTTCTGTGGCATTTAAGAGACCCTCAACGATTATTGAATTATACGGTTTCCATTATGGCTGAGGTCATGAAGTCAACTACCGCCGACAAATGGATTTTTTCAGTAGAGCATGTGTGTACACCTTCTGGTAAAACTAATGCAGAGCAAATTGGTATTCGTTCGGGTGGTTTAACATTTCCGGGTGATACATCTAAAATACAACATCATCCATCACAGCAGATCCCTCCGGCACTAGCGCAAGTTTTTACACAGTTACAACAAGCCATGCAGTCACTGGCTGGCAGTTATTTTGAAGAAAATGCCGGTCAAATTAAGAATCTATCGGGAGTGGCATTAGATAAGCTATTCAATAGAATGGATTTGACTCAAAATCCCGTAATTCTTGCTCATATATCTGCTTTAAATCGAGTTGGTGAAGCTATAAAGCACATGATCCCCGCATATTATTATCAAGAGCGAGTCATATGCGTTAAAAGTGATGATGGTAATCAAATTCCCGTAAAAATCAATATTAGAGAGCCTCAGCCCAATGGCATGACAATTGTAGTAAACAATGTCAAGGATTTAAATTCTCTTTATACATATGAGATTGAAGCAGCACCCTCAAAAAGATTGCAAAAACAAAACACTCAAACTGAACTTAGTCAGCTTTATCAAATATATCCTCCAGCAGCTCAAAGCACGATTGACTTGTATGCTGCATCGTTAGACATTCCAATTGCAGAACAATTATCCAAACGACTTGGAATTAATATACCTGATCAGCTTAAAAAGTACTCAAAAGGGGAAATTACTTCTACTCAATATCAACAATTTGCTCAGCAACAAGAAATGCAAAAACAACAGCAAATGATGCAATCGCCACAAGTTCAAAACATTCAAGCAATGACTGCCAGTGAAATGGCAAAGGCTCATGCAGCAACAGCAAAACCCCAAATTGATGCGTTTAAAGCTCAAACAGAGCGTTTAAAAGAGGAATCTATGGCTGATAACAAGCATATCGAAGTTATTGCGGGAGCTAATAAAGTTGCCATGGAGAATGCAAATACTCAACATGCGCAACAAATTAGGCTTGCAGAAAAATTAATTGAACATGCTAATGTAGAAAAGGATTTAATTGAATGATAGGTCTGGATATCACGCAAGGAACAAATCCGGCAGTTGATCAGCAGGTTGACAATTCTCGCTTAAGAAACGCATTTATAAACTCAAAAAGTCAACTTCAATTGCTACCTAATATCTCTCAGTTATTCAACATACAGAATGCCAGAGCAATATTTAAATCAACGTTTAAAGACAGAATCATTGTTTGCACTCAGAGAGAAGTGTTTTACATACAGAATGAATCAATTATAAAAGTTGGGTCTATAACAAGCACGACAAAACCAATACGGATGGATGAGAACGCTCAAAATCAAGTTACTATCGTGAATGGTGCTGGTGCTTGGGTTTTTCAGCAGCAAACAGGTGGATTTAGCAAATTAAACAGTGATATTAATGGATTTGATGTTGATAATCCTGTAGATGTTTGCGTTCTTAATACATTTACAATTATTGTTGGTGATGGAAAATGGATCGTAAGCGTTGCTAACAATGCGCTTATCTATAATGCAAACTCAGTTCAAGTTATTGATAACTCTATGGGTAATTTAACTGGGTGTGAGGATTTAAACAATAATCTTTTCATATTTGGAGATGGTGGTGTTCAGAGATGGGTTCCAAGTATTGAAAGAACAACTGCCGATTTGCCTTTTTCTCAGGATCCAACTTATAGGGATGATTTTGGTTGTATTGCAACTGCTTCACTTATAACTCAAAATAATGAGCTTTTTTACCTTAGCCGTGGTGGCCAAATTAGAATGATGAGGTCGGATGGAAGAGGAACAATTACAACGGATGGAATAGAGGCCATCATAAATAACTACTCTGATCAATCAAATTCATTTGGTTTTTATTTTTATCACAAGGGTTTTTATCTTTATGGATTATCTTTTCCTGAGGAAAACAATACATTTATTTACTGTCCGTTATCTAAAAAATGGGCAGAATATGACCGGATAATTTTAGGATTTTCAGATAATGCCTTGTTATCGGATGGTGTGTACGAATTTACAAATGACTTTTCCGGTGATTATACAACAGTTGTAATTCAAACCCCCTACGTTACCCCAAAGCAAAATAAAATGTATGGTCGATCGACTCTAAGTTCGGTGTTATTAGAAGTTACACAAGGAAAAGGTACAGTTGATATTGAGCAAGTTTGTTTTCTACAAATGTCAAAAGACAATGTTCTTTATGGAAATAGGGTTAAAAGAAAACTATCAGGAATTGGCAATCGACTTTTTCAGTTCAGATGGTTTATGAATTATGTCAACAATGGGTTCTCTTGTCGCTTTACTCTTGAATTACAACAAGAAATAACGATTACGAGAGCGTGGGTAAGTTTAAGGTGAGGTAATTATGCCAGAAAATACTAATGTAGTAGACAGTCCAGCAGCTGATGAAAATCAAAAAATGTATACACAGGCCGAGATGCAGAAGGCAATTCAGAGCAGAATAGCTAAGTTAGCACAAGAACGCGATGAATATAAGCAAGCAGCTGAGCAAGCAGCTCAACAGCAAGCAGCTCAACAATCTATTGGCCAACAACCCATGCAACAACAAGGTATGTCACAGCAACCCATGCAACAACCTATGGGGGGTGGAGATCCTTCTCAAGCTATGTCAGGATATGCTCAAGGTCAGCCTATGCAGCAAGATCAAGGACAACCTTTTGGTGGTGCAGACATCAAAAGTATTCTAGATGACAATAATAAGAAACTGATGGATCAAATGGCTATACAAAATACTATTCGACATGCTGACAGTGAAATTGCAAAGATGAGACGAGATGATCCGGAGTTTCACAAACTTGCTAGTGAGGGGCATAACATTCCTGAGGAATTAGCCGTAAAAATTGCTACGTCTCTAAATCACGTACATGCAAAATCACTTCTTAAGAAAATTCTTAGTGATAGAAACGCATATAACGATATGCGGGTCAGTGTTCAGGATAATGGTTATGATAATTGGATACAGAAACAAATGGCTTCTTCTGCCCCTTCAGAGCAGGATGAGGGAATGAAGTCTGCACCTGACTTAGGGTCTGAAAGTATAAAAGGTGATGATTCCTCTGGATATGAAAGTAATTTGGATAATTATTTGGCAGGAAAAAGTTGACTTTTTACTAAAATTTAGTAATATTTAGGTTCCACTGCCAAATTGAGTATATTTGGCCGTTTACCGCAACGTAAAAACGCGCGAGTTTACCGCAAACTTAAAAGCGCGTCTTAAGGGGTGACATAAGTCACTAATTATTAATTTTACGTTCGAGGCAAACATGGCAACAAATACTTTTTATACCACATCTTTTGTGGCACGAGCCCTTGGTACTTATTTAGTAAATAATTCAGCATTTATTGGATATTCGTATCAAGGCATTAATGAATTTACTAACTCAGATGGAAGAGCACCTGGACAAAGTGTTGAAATAAAACTACCCGGCTATCCTACGGTTCAGCTAGGATTATCTGTAACGGCAGAAGATATTGTTGACCGAATTATATCTTACCTTATAACTAATAATGATATTTATAATGTTACGAGAGAAATAAACTTTCAATCGATTGGTCTTAATATTGTAGGTAATAGGGCTGCATTTATTAGCAATCCTTATCTTGACCCTGACAATAAACAGGCTATGAACCCTCAAGCCCAACAGCTTATCGATAACTATGCAATACCTGCTGGCCGAGTTCTGGAAGCTAAGATTGAAACTGTTATTTCTGAAAAGATAAGAACAGCAGCTTTTTATACTCCAATCGATTCAAACAGCAAAATCCAGCCGGTTGATAGTTATGCAGCAATTTCTAATGTTAGAAAATTAATGAATCAATTAGGGTTTATGAAGGCTCAGCGTTGTGCATTTATGAACAATGATGACTATGATTTGGTAGCTAGTTCATTACAGAATATGTTCAATCAAGACATTAATAAAAAAATAACTAACACTGGCGAATATATGGAAAAGGGTCTTGCAGATTTTAAATTTAAGGAGTGCAACACCATTGCGCCTACTCCGGAGTCTCCTCAATATGCTGCTAACCCAGACAGTACTGGCGTACAGGTAGCATCAATTGCTGCCGATGGAAGCACAATTACATTTAGCGGTGTAATTTCTACGGTTTCTACTGTATTTAATGCGGGAACCAAGATTTCTATTCCAGCGGTTAAACCCATAAACAAAATAACTAAATTGAGTTATAAGACTAATTTAGTTATTTGCGTTAAAGAAGAGGCATTAGGTGATGGTGCTGGAAATGTTACTGTTACTCTTTCTGAGCCTTTAGTTGCTGTTGGCGATCAGGCAAATGTTAATGTTCTTCCTGCTGCCAGTGATGCAGCCGAAGTGTTCCAAGGACACAATAATAATTATTTCGCAATACCAATGGGAATTATAGCTAATCCGGTTCCTCTTGGTGTTATTCACAGCGCGGATCAGTCTAACTATCGTAAAGATAAAATGGCTATTAGTGCTTATATTCAGGGTCTGGTTCAAAATGGTGTAAATACATATCGTATGTCATGCCAAATGCCAACATTAGCTATTCCTAGTTATCTAATGTTTTTACCAAGTCCGCTTACCTAATAACGACAGGGGGTATTAGCCCCCTTTTATGGAGACTGTATAAGTATGACTTTACGACTAAGTCCGACAAGTACAAATTATTCAAGGCCAGATATTGATAGTAACCACTTAACAGATGTATCTGTTCCTTTGATTTTTGACCCAACACAATTTGCACTTGTAACATCCACACCAGAACCTGCTCCTCAAATAAGAACTTCTGGAAATTCTGTTCGGTATTTGATTGGATCGTTTATAACTTTGTTTGCGTTAACAAATGGAAGTTTGTTATTTACATTTCCAAGTAAGGTATTTGCCCCATTACAAATACAACCTTTCGATGGATTGGAAGGAAGATATGTTTGCTCTTATCATGAGCCTGGTCAAGATGAGGTTCCGTTGGTAATAAGTATGCAACAAGAATTCGGGCGATCTTTGGCAACAGTTCCTATAAACTCAACAATCCATTTCCATGGTATTACTTATATAACAAACATGAGGTAAATAATGTCATTTAAACGTGGAACAAAAGATGTAAATTATATTTCAAATAGGTTGATATCCAATCAGATTGCTAGTGAAAAAATTTTTTTAACGCCGGTTGATCCGTGGGTGGCAGTTTCCGGCCAAGATCTTCCATTCATCCGATCAGATGGAACAAATGTTAGACATATGGGGGGCATAGTTAGAGTACCTTCCATAGTTGGTGCAGGATCAAAAATGTTAAATTGGCCAACTGGAAATTACAAACCGCTTGATCCTGGATTGCAAATAGTTCTACAGGATATTGGAGGCGAAACACTTATAGCAATTGCTCTTAGATTTTTAGAGGATGGAATTTATACTAATTCGACAATTCAAGCCAACTACAAGTTTAATTTTTTGGGAGTTATTTATTTGAGCGAAGTAGGTTAAGTATGGCCTCAACTGTTAGAACATTACTTGAAAACGCATTATATTTGTCTATTGCGGACAGAGAGCAAAGCCCAATCGAACCAGATGGTAGTCAAATTAATCAAGCATTAAATAATTTTATTCAAGTTTTAGATTCTTATCGTGACCTTATTCCATTTTGGACTGAGAAAGTTTTAAATGGAGAGTCTGAACTGGTAAATATTGGCGCCTCTATGGTCAATTTTGTTGATTATTTGATAGGAAATGTTGTTTATAATTTGCGATCTGTAACACAAGATGAATTTTCTAATTTAGCATTGGTGACTAATTTACGAGCAGTTCCAAATATTTTTTGGTTTGACGAAGGGCAGCAAACATTGCGCGTATATCCACTTCCAGAGACTTCAACTAGAAAGTTTGTTATTGGATATAAACCATTAAATATTATAAGTTATTTGGATCAAGAAATTCCAAATTCTATTCCTCAATTTATGCAGTTGTTTTTGCAGTATGAAGTAGCTAGAAATATTTGCAATGAAAGCAATTCTTCCGGTTGGACGCCAATGAAGGAGCAGGCAAGAAAAGAATATTATCAAAGACTCTTAGAGAATAGTCAAACAGTGCTTACAAGTCCTAGAAAAATTAGATTATCTTCTCCAACGTCTAACGTTCCATATTTAGCTTATTTATCGGGCAATGTTCCCACAGGATAGAAATGCCAGCACGATTACCACAACCGCCAGTTGATCTGGCCAATGAAAGTCTTCACAGAAGCTTAAACGACTTAATTGCATTTGTTAGGCAAACTTACGACCAAGGTTCCAAGCATCAAGAATTTACACAGTCTCAAATTGACCAGTTCACAGATTTAACAAACTTGGGAACGATTCTATTTAACAAAGATACCCAAGAATCAAACGTTTCTTATTTTGACTCGGGATCAAATTCCGTGAAGTGGAGGCCAGTATGATGTATGCGCCGATGGCCATAGGTGGCCTTTTAGGATTAGGAGCTGGAGCTACAACACCAGATTATACAGGAGCTGCTAATACCTATTCCGATAGTATGAATCAGATTGCCCAAGGTTTTCAGCCATACGTAAATCAAGGTTTTATGGCAAAGAAAGGATTGGGTGCGCTTGGTGCTATGAATATGGCTAATCCTGCTGGTCTTGAGAATAGATTGGCATCAAGTTATCAGGCATCTCCTTATCAAAATCAAATTATGTCTAATACAGCAAATCAAATGGATGCAAATTCTGCACAAACTGGCATGTTAGGTTCAACAGCCCAACAAGCTGCATTACAAAATCAAATGGCAGGACTGAATAATCAATTCCAGCAACAGTATATTGATCGTGGAACACAACAATATAATCAGGCATACGGAGGAATTCAAAACTTGGGAATGATGATGGCTAAGCAAGGTTATGATGCATCAGGAACGCAGGGTCAGTTGCAGCAACAGGGTGCACTTGCTCAACTTCAAGCTGCTAATATGCCAACTGAAGGTCAAAATATGTTTACAGGTGCCCTAGGTGGCGCGATGGGAATGATGGGCGCAGCGTCCCTAGGCTCCATGATGGGAGTTGATTTTTAAAATGCCAATACCACTACAATCAGTAAATATACGTCAACAACCTAATCCGTTTCTAAGCGTTGAGCAGATTGCTAGCGGGTTACAGAATATGCGAGCTCAGGCTGCTCAAATAAAGATGCACCAGGCACAACAACAGGCGCAGATGCCACTTACACAAGCACAGGCAGCTTATACGCAGGCTCAAGCTCAGGCATACCCACAACAAGCGCAAGTTAATATTGCTAGGGCGCAAGCTCAACAAAGGCTTTTAGAGGCACAGGCTCAGGCGCAGCAGCAAAAGCAACAAATGTTAGCTAAATATCCAGCAACCGCCTTTGGCGCACCTGGCCAAGCATTAGCATTAGGTCAATACTTACAGTCTCAACAGCCACAAGGAGTTCCCCAACAGGGTCAACAGCCTCAGCAGGCTGGAATAGGTAAATTAGGACAAGCGCAAGTTCCCCAGCCAGTGGAGCAACAACAGTCTGATTCATTAGATCCGGAATCATTAGCGAATCAATCAATAAATACATTTAAAGCTTCATTGCAGCCAAATAAAGCATCTGATTATGGGATTCAATTAAAGGATCCTCACCAACAAGCGTTGTTAGATTCAGCATTTCAGAAAGCCTTTCCTAGCAACTATGCTCAATACGCTGCAAAACAGTGGGCGACCAAAGCATTTTCTTTGGTTCCATCTACCATGCGTGGGGTAGATGTGGCTAAATTGCGAGGACTTGGTTTATCGAGTACAACCGCTGGCCAATATTTGGCCTCTGGTCGAAGCCCTCTTGATCTTGCTAAATCCATGGGTTTAAACAAAGATGAGTTTGACAAAATAGCTCCGGCGTTTGCTCCAACTACAGCAACATTAAGTAGAGTTCAAGAACAGAATATGAGAACTCAAGCGTACGATGCTGTAAATAATGTTGCATCGCGATGGCTGACAGATGCTGGGTACACTCAAACGGTTGCAGGCGTTAGTCCGAAACAAATATATGATTTAGTTTTAAAGCAAACAAGCGATCGTCCAAAGATTGCCAGAGCGTTGGCAGCTTCAGCAGTACAGCCTGAATTGGCGTTAATGAGAGGAACCGCATTTGCTGGACGAATGAATCAAAAGCTTATTGATGAGATACAAAATAGTGCATTAGGAAGATTGAAAACATTTCAAGGTTTAGTCGCTCCAAAAACTTACCAAATGATGCAGCAGAATTTAACAAATCTTTTGAGAATTGGTACAGGAGTTGCACAAAGCTTTTTAACAAATCCAAACAAAACATTAACCCCTTCTGATACCAGCGGATTAAGTCAGCAGCTTGGAGGTGGTTCTTCTGTTCCTTCCGCTCCTGAAGGCATGGTTGCCATTAAGGATAAAAATGGAAATGTATACCATATTAAAAAGGAATATCTTGAATCAGCTAAAAAAAGTGGTGGAGTAGTTGTAAATGGCTGATTTTGACTGGCAGAAAGATGCCATATTAGTTCAAAGAGCCGATGGAAGCAAACCAGGCGAGCCTCCAATGGCCGAACAAAATAGAATGTGGCATCAATGGGAGCCTGTTCACGCGCCATATGGAACGCTTCATAATATTGGTGCAGGTGCTGGAAATCAGTTAATAAGCTTGGCTAACCTTGCACCTGAGGCAGTTACTGGTGTTGGGCATCTGTTAGGAGCTAAGAATTTTAATGTTCCTGAGATCCCCACTATCCCTCATGACAAAGGGTTGGCTTATGACGTTGGCGCTATTGGAAGTTATGCAATACCATTCACAGGCGCTTTAAAGGCCGTTGGATTAGGCGCTGAGGGATTACGAGGCCTTGGAGCCTTAGGGGCAGCAGCAAAGGCAGGAGAGGCCTCAAGAGCTGCAAGAGTCGCTGGAAATATTGGGAAAAGTGCGCTTGCTGGCGGTGCAACAAGTTTTGGAACTGGCTTAGAATATTCTGGAGCGAATGTTGAACCTGAAATGAAGTCCAGAATTAGATCTGCCGTTGGTGGTCTCGCTGGTGGTGCATTGGGAGAAACAGCAGGTCAAGCATTAAGGGGCGTGGGATCTAGTATTGCTCATATTGGTATTCCAGATAAATTGAATAGGCTTTATCAAGAATCATTACATAAATTTAATCCTGAAAGTATTGAAGGAACGGCAGCTAACAAAATGCTTGATACAATTGGTGGTCATTATGTTAATGCGATAAATAAATCAAAACCATTGTACGATAAGTTATTCAAAGGAACAGATGATGAAGGTCAATTTATGCAACCTAAAGATCTTGTTTCTTATAGAGCAGCCATTGGAGATATGAGCCGAAAAGACGCTGATAAATTAAAATATACTA